AGATTATTCGACCTACTCTTGCTGATGTTAGAGGTGGTGCTTTGTTTATTGGTACACCTGCTGGTAAGAATCACTTTTATGACTTGTATAATGAAGCTCTTATTGATGATGATTGGGAGGCGTGGCAATTTAACTCAACTGATAACCCGTTTATTCCAGAGGATGAAATTGAGGCTGCGGCTAAAACAATGTCATCTATGTCCTTTAGACAAGAGTTCGAGGCATCCTTTGAAACCTTCTCTGGTGGTATCTTTAAAGAGGAATGGTTTAAGACTGAGCCAGAACCCGATGAAGGTCATTATGTTATTGCTATTGACCCTGCTGGATTTGAAGCTGTTGAGAAAGAACGTAATTTAAAACGCTCAAGACTTGATGAAACTGCTATTGCTATTGTTAAAGTTGACAGAGATAGGTGGTGGGTTAAAGATATTCTCCACGGAAGGTGGAATATTAAAGAAACAGCCAAGAAGATACTTAAATCTGCATCTATTGTTGAATCTTCTACCGTTGGTATTGAGACTGGCTCACTGAAGAACGCAATCATGCCCTACCTAGAGGATGAGATGCGTACACAGGGTCAATATGTGTCGATTATTGAGATGAGACACGGTGGTAAGAAAAAGAACGAGAGGATTGTCTGGGCGTTACAAGGTAGAATGGAACATGGACAGATAACTTACAATGAAGATAGAGATTGGAAGCTGTTTATCTCGCAAATGCTTGATTTTCCTAACAAATTAGCACATGATGATATGTTAGATGCTCTTGCTTACATTGACCAAGTGAGTGTTGCGGACTTCGCCCATACTATTGAGCTAGATGATGATTGGCAACCTGANGATGCGGTGGCTGGTTACTAAAGAATCCCATACTTGTATGGATGTGCCAACGGATGCGGGCTACAGTAATTAAGAATAGACATCCACCTACATAATGGGCTAATTTATAATGAGAAGGAAGGTTGTAGTTGCGTTTAGTGATGCTTTGGGAGATACGATAGCATGGATGCCTTATATTGAGCAATATCGTGAGACTACTGGTTACGATGTAACTATACATACAAAGTTAGGGTTCTTATTTACCAAGTCCTATCCCAAATTACATTTTAGTGATAATGTAAAAGTAAAAAAGACAGGAATTTACTTTAATATAGGTTGGGGATTAGACGATAGACATAAGACTATGCCTTTACAAGAGGTTGCTTGTAAAGCGTTCAATATACCTTACAAGGAAATTAGACCCAAGGTTGATATTCCTAAAAAGTTAAGAAAACGAAAGAAGAAATATGTGTGTATTGCAACACACTCTACATCTCAATCAAAATATTGGAATAATCCTAATGGGTGGCAGACTGTTGTTGATTATCTTAACGATAAAGGATACGATGTTATTGATATAGACCGATATAAGGACTACCTATACAACACAATACCTAAAAATGTTATAGATAAGACTGGTGATATTAAATTAAAGGAACGAATTAAAGACATTGCTGGTGCTGAGATGTTTATTGGTCTTGGCAGTGGTTTGTCTTGGTTGGCTTGGGCTATTGGAACACCAGTCATTATGATTTCTGGATTTTCTGCGCCTTATACTGAGTTTGATTGCCATAGAATTGATGCGCCTAAGGACAAATGTAAACATTGTTTCAATAAATTCAACTTTGACAAGGAAGATTTAGTCTGGTGTCCTAGTGATAAGAAGAAAGAGTTATTTGAGTGTACTAAATACATTCAACCTGAAGATGTAGTCAAGGCTATAGAGGATATAACTCATTGATTTTTAACGAAAAACTAAAATAGTTGCAATTCACATTTTGTTTATGATATATTACGCCTAAATTACTATACAAATCAATACCTTATGTTCGATAGTAAAGAAACAAAGTATCAAGCCCTATCATCTTGGCTTATGTATCGCTTAGATGGCTGGCGCACTCACCGTGATTTAAACTATGTTGACCAATGGGATGAATATTACCGTCTATGGCGTGGTATTTGGTTACAGTCTGACCGTATGCGTCAATCTGAGAAGTCAAGAATCATTGCTCCTGCTTTACAACAGGCAGTAGAGTCATCAGTTGCAGAATTAGAAGAAGCAACCTTTGGTCGTGGCAAGTGGTTCGACATTCAAGACGATATGTTAGACCAAGATAAGACTGATGCTGAATATGTCCGTAACTTACTACAAGAAGACCTAGAAAAGACTGGTGTTAAAGACGCTGTATGTGAGATATTCTTAAATGGTGCTATTTATGGTACTGGTATCGGTAAGATTGTAATTGAGCAGAATATTGAACGTAGTCCTGTAGAACAACCTGTCGAAGGTACTATGACTACCACTAGGCAACTAACTGAAAGACCTTCTATTGATGTTAAACTAGAACCTATCTCTCCTAAAGAGTTTTTAATTGACCCTTCTGCTAATTCTATTAACGAAGCACTGGGTGTTGCACATGAGGTTATCAAACCTAGATACCATATTATTGAAGGTATTAAGTCTGGTATTTATCGTGATGTTCCTTTAGATGGAGACTATGATACTATCCGTTTCGGCTTCGACCCTGAAACTAAAATGGCAGATGAGTCAGATTCAGTTAAGATTACGGAATACTGGGGCTTAGTTCCTAAAAGGTTCTTAAAAGCTAAGACAGATAAGGATGATTTTGAATACACTAAGAAGGATGAGCTTGTAGAAGCTGTTGTTACCTTAGTTAATGATGAATATATCCTAAGGGCAGAGGAAAATGCCTTTATGATGATTGATAGACCATTCATTAGTTATCAACATGACATTGTTCCTAATAAATTCTGGGGTAGAGGTGTCTGTGAGAAAGGATACAACCCACAAAAAGCATTAGATGCTGAAATGAGAGCAAGGATTGACTCGTTAGCATTAACAACTACACCCATGATGGCAGCAGATGCAACTAGATTGCCCCGTGGTGTTAAGTTTGAGGTTAGACCTGGTAAAACTATACTAACTAATGGTAATCCACGTGAGGCTATTATGCCTTTAGATATGGGAACCACAGACCAAAGCACGTTTACTCAGGTTGCCTCACTTCAAAACATGATTCAGATGGGTACTGGCTCTGCTGATGTAGGAAATGCTGATAGGGCTACCTCTTCTGGTATGTCTATGGCACAGTCTGCGTCAATTAAGCGTCAGAAGCGTACTTTAATGAATTTCCAAAACACATTCCTTATTCCAATGATTAATAAATCAATGTGGCGTAAGATTCAGTTTGATGTTGATAGGTATCCTGTATCAGATTACAAGTTTGTACCNTATTCAACNATGGGNATNATGGCTAAAGAGTTAGAGATGACTCAAATGGTACAGATGCTACAAGCCATTCCTAAAGATTCACCTGCTTTCAATGTGATTCTATTATCTATGATGCAAAACTCATCAATACATAATAGAGACCAGATTGTTCAGCAACTTATGCAAGGTAATCAACCTAATCCTGAGCAACAACAGATGCAAGAGTATCATCATCAACTACAGATGCAACAAGCTCAAGCAGATATTGCTAANACTCAAGCTGAGGCTGAGGAAGAAAGAGCTAAAGCTACTAAGTGGTATGCTGAGGCACAAGAGAAAGCTCCAGATGAACTTAAATATCAAGAGAAAGCTCTTAAATTACAGAAAGATATGATGTCGTTAGAGAAAACTAAGGCAGATATTATTAATAAGAACTCTGAGACTGCTAGAAATGTACCAGAAGTAGAACATCTTAAGTCTGAGACTATATTAAATATGGCTAAAGCGAGAGAAGCTTCATCTAAAGTTAATATTAATACTACTTATCAATGAAGACAGACGAGGACTTCTTAAAAGGTAGATTAGAATTATTCGAGACAGAAGGTTGGATAGACCTTGTAGAAGAATTAAAGATTATTGAAAGTAGTGTACGAGACGTTGACACTATGAACAGTGAAAAAGACCTTTGGCACGCTAAAGGTCAGTTACAGCAACTAGGTTTATTATTAAGCTTAGAATCTGCAACTAAAATAGCGATGGATAACCTAGATAACTAGACCCATCATAAAATAACTTCATAACCCTACGGGGCGGAGACCAAGGAAATGAGTATAGTAGTAGATGTAGCACCCGAAAGTGCGGAACAGGTAACAGAAGCTCCTGTGGTAGAACAAGAGGTTCAGCAAGAAGTACAAGCAGAACCAGAATATTCACCACCTGAGAAGTATGCTGGAAAGACATTAGAGGATGTGATTGGGATGCACCAAAACGCTGAGAAGGTGTTAGGTAAGCAAGGTCAAGAGGTTGGACAACAAAGACAGTTGATTCAACAGTTGATGGAACAATCACAAGCAAGTCAAGCTACTGAACCAACAGAAGATGCTGTTAGTTTCGAGGATAGTTTTTACGATGACCCTGCTAAGGCAGTAAATTCAGCGATAGAAAATCATCCAGAGATTATCAAAGCTAGAGAAGGTAACGCTAAGTCGGCACAAAATGCTAACTTATCGCAGTTAGAAGCAACACATCCTGATTTTATGGATATTGTTGGTGATAATGACTTTCAAAAGTGGGTAGGAGAGAGTGGTATTCGTACCGAGCTGTTCCGTAGAGCTGATGCTGATTATGATTTTAATGCTGCAAATGAATTGCTAGGTACTTGGAAACAAATATCAATGATTGGCAAGACACAAGAAGTAAATAAAGCAGAGAAAGTCAAACGTCAGAAGGCAATGCGACAAACCAGTTCAGAGACTCGCTCTTCAGGAGATTCAGTTGGTGGTAAGAAGATATATCGTAGGTCTGATTTAATTCAGCTACAAGTAAGCGACCCTAATAGGTATGCTGATTTATCAGATGAGATAACTCAAGCATACCAAGAGGGTCGTGTTAAATAAAACTCAATAAGGAGAAATAAAATGGCTTTAGGTACAAATCATAGTACAGTCACAACGTCAGCTAATTTCATCCCTGAACTCTGGTCGGATGAAGTTATTGGCTCATATAAACAAAACTTAGTTTTAGCTAACTTAGTTACAAAGATGTCGCATAAAGGTAAGAAAGGCGACACTATTCATATCCCTAAACCTGCTCGTGGTTCAGCTTCTGCTAAAACAGCGAATAGTCAGGTAACATTGATTGCTGATACAGCAAGTGTTGTTAATGTAAGCATTGACAAGCATTATGAATACTCAAAGTTAATTGAAGATATTGCAGAGGTTCAATCTCTTTCTTCAATGCGTAAGTTCTATACGGATGACGCTGGTTATGCTCTTGCTAACCAAGTTGACGATGACTTATTCGCATTAGCTGAAGGTTTTCAAAGTGGTACAGTAGGTGGTTCAGGCGCTGCTCTATGGGAAACAGCTGTAATCGCTGGTGATGGTACTACCGCATACAATGGTGCTACTTCGAACTCATCAGATATTACTGATGCTGGTATCCGTAAGATGATTCTTACTTTGGATAATGCTGATGTTCCGATGGACCAGCGTTGTTTAGTGCTTCCTCCAATCGCTTCTAATGACTTATTAGCTATTAACCGTTTCACTGAGCAACAGTTCGTTGGTAATGGTGACGCTATTAAGACTGGTAAGATTGGTCAAATCTACGGTGTAGATGTGTTTGTTACATCTAACTGCCCTACTGTAACTTCAACTGATTCAGCTGTTTCAAGAATCGGTCTGTTACTTCACAAGGACGCTTTAGTTCTTGCTGAGCAAGTAGGCGTACGTTCACAAACTCAATATAAACAAGAATACTTAGGTGACTTGTTTACTGCTGACACTATTTATGGTGTTGCTGAGCTTCGTGATGATGCTGGTATTGCGTTTGCAGTTCCATCTACTTAAACGGTAGTTAGTTAAACGTAGCCCTTGTCTAGATGAGAGGGCTATTCTGAATTAATTACGGATTAGTTATGCCAATATTTGAATACGAATGTAAAAATAACCACATTACTGACAATATAGTTTCGTTCAGTAACAGAGAA